ATGCCCTCCGAACAGCCTGCGTGGGTGCTGAGTCGCCGTCAGGTGATCGGTCAACGCATCCGCACCGCCCGAGAGAACGCCAATCTCTCGCAGCTCCAGCTCAGCACCCTCGTCGGGGTCGACCACAAGACCATCCACCGCGTCGAGTACGGCATCAGCGATCCGAGCCTTGGGCTCCTGCTCCAGATCGCCCGGGCGGTCGGCGTCCCCCTCGGAGACCTCGTGCAGTAGCCCCGGCCGGGGGTCGGCCGGGGCTAGGTTGCCCCGCTACAGGGCGGGCGCGCCGCTTCCGGGGCAGGTCTCGGTGCCGGTGCCGTTGCGCTGGTGCATGGTGGTCGGGGCGCCGGGCGGGGAGCCCACCCCCGCGCCGCAGACCGGGCAGTTCCCCTCACACATGCCGGGGTCGAATCGCTTGCTCACAGTGCAGTCCTCCTTGAGTAGGTGGTGCTGACGGTGGTGCGATGTGCACTCCCCGGACGATGCTGGGGAGGGTCAGATGGACGCCTGGAGGGCGAACTCGCGGCCTCCGAGCGTCTGGCCCGAGCGGGCGGTGTAGTGGAGCAGGCAGAAACCGCGGGCGCCGTTGTGGAACAGCACGCCGAACCCGGGGTTCTGGGCCTCGGGGCTGTAGGCGGCGGTCTCGGCGATCTCCTTGCTCCCGGAGTTCGCCAGGGCGGCGGCGAGGTAGGCCGACAGGCGCAGCGGGGTTGTCTTCTTGTCCTCGAACAGGGCGGGGTACGGGACCTCGGCCGGGGGTTCGCCCTCGACGGGGATCTCGGGGCCCGTCCACTGGTCCCCGGGGGCCGCGGCGGCCGTGACACCGATCCACGCCTGCGCGCCGGTGGTGAGCGTGACGTGGATACCCCGAAGGTGCTCCTCCCCGCGGTCCCACGGCTCCGAGGACAGAACCTCGGGCGCGTCGGCGAGTGCGGCGGTGGCGAACTGATGGAAGGTGTCGAGGCGCATTTTGTGATCTTTCGGTCGGTGGCAGCCGAGCCAGTCTAGGCAGCCGAGACAGGTCCTCAGGGAGCGATGCCCAGACAGAGGACGGCGAGCATTCCGACGACGATCAGGCAGTAGATCGCCTGGCGGTGCCACTCCCTCACGGGGCGGGCGGCGTGAGCGGGGGCAGTCCCGGGCGGCCGACGAAGACCTGGGGCTGCTCGGCCGCGCGGTGGTCGCGCAGGCTGGTGACCATCCCGAGGGCGGCGTGGGCCAGGGACCTCATGTACGACCAGTTCCCGAGCGGGTCGGGGGCGGGCCCCTGTGCCTTGAGCCTCTGCCACGTCGCGAGAGCGCCGACTCCACTCGCGCCGCGGCGGCATGCCGGAATGCGCTCGACGCCGACGGCCAGGCCCTCGACGCGGGTCAGCAGCTGGTTGGTCATGGCCGCGACGGTGGCGGCCTGCGCGGTGTGCCGGAAGGCGAGGGCGGCGGTTGCGTCGCGCTCGGCCTCGTCCTCGGCGTGCTCCTCCACGGACGTAGCGATCTGGAGGAGGGGCGCACTGAGATCCACCTCAACGGTGCGCTCGGACTGCTCGGGCATCGGGTGCTCCCTACCGTCGCGGGGCTGTCGGTACTGCGACGGTAGGGGCCCCGGGAGAGCGTGAGGGGTACGAAAGTACCCCCTCGTGTCAGGCGGCCAGGAGACCGACCTTCACCGCCAGGCGGGAGGCTCGCTCGCGGCGGCCGGCGGCGCGGGCCGAACACTCCTCGAGGATCAGGGCCTTCGCGTACCCGTTGTACCGGATGGTCTCCGGCGCCGACTCGTGCGCCTTCTCCAGCGTCGCGATGGCGACGTCGGGCTGGTTGTCGAGCTGGTAGCCGCGGGCCTCCTCGATGCGGTGCCGGGCCCGGCGCGGCCGGGACGGGATCGTCGCCGCGTCCGCCCGGGCGGCCTGCCGTACAGACTCGCCACCAGCGTGCAGCTCCACCGCCACGGTGACCGCGTGGGCGCCCATGATGGCCTGGGAGAAGCTGGTCACGGGGTGGAAGTAGTCGGCGGGCAGGGCCTTCGCCATCTTCCGGGCCTTGCTCCAGTGTCGCCACGCGGTGCCCTTGCTGCCCCGGCGGGCCGCGGTGTACCCGGCCTCGAACTCGAGGGCGCCGGCAACCGCGAGGACGTGGTCGTCGGCATCCGGCAGCAGGGGGGTGAGGTGCTCGAGCGCCTGCATGGTGACGGCGTCCGCGGCGTCGTAGTGCCCGGGGCCGGAGTCACGGTGCGCCTGGGCCATGAGCCATGCGGAGACGCCGATGGCGTGCGGGTCCGTGGACTGGGCGGCGGCCACCATGCTGCGCTCCGCGACCCGCCACAGCAGCGACGGGTCCGGTTGGTAGGCCAGGAAGAACTGGCTGAGCGAGTAGGTCTCGCTCAGCACTGCCTGTGCGGCGCGCCAGTCGGCCTGGGTCTCGGCGTGCTGGACGGCGAGGTGGGCGTCCCGGATGAGGCCCGGCAGGAGGCCGCCGACGATCTCGCGGTGGTTCGGCGCCGAGTGCCGGGACTGCCAGGCGACCGCGAGCCGCGCCGCGAGGTGTTCGGCGCGCGGCGGGGCCGCCGAAGGGGCACCGAGCGGCAGGGCGTCGACCGCGGCGCGGACGGCGGCGAGGCGGGGGTGGCCGGGGCCCTGGAAGAGAGGGGCGTGCATGCTGCGTCCCGTGAGTTCGGAGAGGTCCCGGACCCGAAGCGCCTCGGCGCACCGCAGCACGGTGCTGAGCCCTGGTTCTTCGATCCGGCCGAGTTCGACCCGCTTGACCCACTCGACCGACATGCCGATAAGGCCGGCGAGGACCTCCCGGGTCATGCCGCGGTGTTGGCGCAGGATCTGGAGTCGCGTCCCGAAACGTACCGGGTCGGCGTACGGGTCCGGGGTAGCATCAGGTGACACGGCCTTGCCCCAATCTCTGTGCAGACTCGACACCTCACAGGGTATGGGGCAAGGCCATCTTCGTGTGATCCGTAACGCAGAAAGCCGCCCCCTCGGCCCGAAGGCAGAGGGGGCGGCTTCGTTGCTCAGCGAAACAGGGGCGGCAGAAGGATGCTGGCGGCCGCAGAGCCGACAAGGCCGACGCCGAGGGCGGTCCAACCCAGCTTCTCCACGGCGGACAGTCGGATTTCCTGGGCGGTGCTCTTGGCGGCCTGCGCGGCCGATGCGGCGTCGAGGACCTTGATGTTCGCCTCGGCGCCGTCGACGCGCTCCTCGACGTGCTTGAGCGCGTCACGCTGCTCGCTGAGCTGCCGGTCGGTCTGGTCGGAGCGCTGGACGAGGAGCGCGAGCGAGCCGTCGACGCGGGCGAACCCGGCCTCCAGGGTTCCGCGCAGCTTCTCCAGCTCGACGGCTACGTGCGTCGACTCGGCCGGGGTCACGGGCGATCCCCGGTGTCCCGGACGGCCCGGTCGACTGCCGTGGTGATGTCGCGGCCGAGCGTGTCCCAGTCGAGGTGTACCCGGACGGCCATCGTGCCGGTCTCCGCGGACTTCTCGTACTGCGGCGGCCGGGCCCAGCCGAGGAGGAGACCGGCGACCAGGCGGCCGGGCTCCCAGCCGATCCGGGCGGCGAGGACCTCGCCCAGCCGCAGGAGGACGTAGTAGGCCAGCGTGACGGCGGCGGTGATGCCGCCCGCGACCGCGACGGAGTCGACCTCGATGCCGAGGGCGCCGGTGACGGTGAGGACCCACCCGGCGAGGAGCGGGACGACGGTACGGAGGATGGAAGCGAGCAGGTTCATGGTGGTGGCGCCTTTCAGCGGGTGGTCTTGGGGACACGGAGGGCGGCCCACGAGGTGGGGCCGGGGATGCCGTCGGCGTCGGAGCCGCGGAAGCCGAGCTTGCGCTGCCACTTCGCGTAGCTGAGCCGGTCGGCCTCGGTCCACCGGGGCCCGGGGCCGGACTTGTAGGCGGAGCAGCCCTCGGCGACGAGGCGGCGGCCCATGGCGGTGATGACGGGGGAGCTCACGCTCGTACGGAAGAACGAGGTGCCGGGGAACGCCTCGAGGGCGGGCTTCTTCGGCGGGCTCGGCGTGGGAACGGCGGGCTTTGCCGGGTCCTTGCCGAGCCGGGTCTGGATCCGACTGCGGAGGGTCGGCATGCCGAAGCCCTTGGGGTCGCTCTTCCAGTCGGACCACTCCAGGTGCCCGATGACGGACTTGGCGCCCCAGCCGTGCGCGCGGCACAGGGCGGCGGAGACCCGCTCGATGGCGAGCAGCTGCTCGGCGGGCCAGGGGTCGGTGCCGTTGCCGAGGTTGATGCACTCGAAGCCGTAGAAGCGGGAGTTGCCGTCGACGGCTCCGGGGCTGCCCTGGTGGAAGCGCGGGGCCGGAGGCTTCTCGCCGTAGGTCTCGGTGATGACGGCCTGGAGGACGGACGGGTCTCCGGCGCCGGCGTGGTTGGCGCGGCCGTTGCCGACGAGGTGGACGGTGCCGTCCTTGGCGATGACGCCGTGGCAGAGCGGTCCGGGCAGGCCCTCGTAGCCGTTGAAGCAAAGCCCGACGGAGGAGGCGGTGCCGGTGCTGACGGTGTGGTGGATCATCACGCCGGTGACCGGGCCCCAGGCGCCGACGTGGTTGCGGTTGTGGGTGCGCCAACCGGGGTGTTCGACGACGGTGACGCCCTCGGCGCGGAGCGCGGCGACGAGCCGGTCCGCAGTCAGTGGTGTGGCCATGGAGGACCTCCAGAGATGACGAAAGCCCCGGCCAGAGGGCTCGGGGCTGCGGAGTGTGGGCGGGGTCAGGGGGTGGGGGGCTCCGGCGGCGGGGGCGTCCAGGTCTCGGACTGGGTCTTGAGCCGGACGACCTCGAGGATCTTCTCGCCGCCGATCGGGACGAGGAGGTCCTGCGCGAACTGGCGGACGAGCTCGTCTACGGCCGGGGTGTCGAAGATGTCTCCGGGCGGGTAGCTCGGGGTACCGACCGACACGTGGACCGAGCCCCACTCGGGGTGCCAGAGGTGGAGGTCGTAGGCGATGCCGGCGGCGTCGAAGTCGGGGAAGGCGGGCACGGGACCTCCTGGTCAGGTGGCGGAGATGCGGGTCATGCCGAGGGTGGTGGTGGCGGCGATGGTCGAGCCGGACTGGGTGTTGAGGTAGAGCTCGATGTAGCCGCCGGCGGCGAGGGTGACGGTGCCGGTGGCGACGGCCTGCATGTTGCCCGAGCTGCCGCGCTGGGTGCCGACGCGGGTTCCCGAGGCCGGGCTGCCGGAGCCGTTGGCGCGGATCTCGCCGCGAGCGTCGGCCGCGCCGAGGGCGGCGGCCCAGATCATGCCGCCGTGGACGAGGTAGACCCCGGCGGTCGGGGCGACAAGCCGGGTCGGCTGGCTGACACTCCACATCGACGCCGTGTTGCTGCTGAGGGTCGAGGTGAACGCCACGGGGGTGTAGGTGGATGCCCCGGACGGGACGTTGAACGAGCCGGCGGACGCCTGGACGTGGGGCTGCACCAGGTCGTTGATGGGGTCGGCGTAGACGGTCTGTCCGGGCTGGACGATGGGGGCGACCACAGCGGCCTCCTTACAGGGCGTAGACGGCCGGGCGGGCGACGTTGACCGGGGTGGCGGCGGCGTGCGTCTTGACGACGCCGTTGGTCGAGCGGACGACCGTGAACGTCTGCGGCGAGCTCGCGCCCGTGATGGCGGTGGCGCGCATCTCCTCGCCGCCGATGGTGATGTCGATCGGGAACTCGCCGGGCGTGGTGATCCAGGGGAGGCCGGCCGTCGTGGTGACGGAGAACGACGTCGCCGTTGCGGTGATGCCGGAGGTGAGCTGCGAGCTGGCGGCGTCGCACTTCCCGCGGACGGGGTCGTCGTAGATGCCGACCCGCCACGGGCCCCCGGGGTCGCAGGTGAACGTGAGCTGCCACTTCTTGTCGCTGATCTCCTCGGTGTAGCCGCGGATCAGGAGGTCGACGTGGCCGTGCCCGTATGCCGGGGGCAGGTTCACGATGCGCAGGAGGTCGCCGACGTTCGCTTCGAGGACGGAGTTCAGGAGCGTGCGGACGCGGGGCTGGGCGAGGTCGACGGTGACGCGCGGGTAGCGCAGGCCGCCGTGGAGACCGACGTGCAGCCGCCACCAGGCCTGTCCGGCGGTCTGCTCGTCGGCGGCCAGGGAATAGGTGTCGGACTCCGCGTACTCGCCGATGCCGAGCGGGGGGTTCTGGACGGACAGGCGGCCGCTCGTCTCGACAGCAGTGTGCTCGGATCCGCCTTCCCGGCGGGCGGTGACCATGTTGCGTGGGAGTCGGTCGTCGTCGACGGGCCGGAACTGGCCGCTGATGATTCCGTTCGAGTAGTCCAGGGTCAGGATGGGCGCCTGGGAGTAGAGGGTGTGCCGGGCCCGGTAGAGCAGAGCGCGGGCGTCGCGCCGCTCGAGGAGCATCCCCATGTCCGCCTTGGAGCCGACTTCCAGGGTGTCGAGGAACGTCTCGCGGTGCTGGACGCCGAGCGGCGTGGTGCTCGGTGCTTCGCCGTCGAGGCTGAGGGGGACGCCCTGCTCGGCAGCGACGCGGCTCATCCGGGCGCCGGCGGTTTCTCCGGGGTTGCCGACCAGGGCGCGGTAGACGTCGGCGACGGCCGGGGCCGAGGCGCCCCAGAGGGTGACGTAGCCGAGCGCCATCGAGTTGAACGAGCCGGTGAGGCCGCATACCCATTCGAGGCTCATCGGCGGGCCTGCGTCGGTGGCCTCCACGCCGTTCAGGACCTGGACGCCGTCGATGTAGAGCCACCATGCGGCGGATCCGCCGCCGGAGGACGTGCGCAGGCGGATGTGGTGGGGCAGGTCGTTGTAGACGGCGGCCGTGACCGATCCGAGGAATCCTCCGCCGCCGCCGAGGATGGCGGTGTCGAGCCGGACGGTGCCGAGGGCCGGGTCGAGGGTCAAGTTCCATGTCCGTCCCGAGGCCGACCGCTCCCACACGCTGGCCAGGAGGACGGAGTCGAGCTCGGAGAAGGACCAGTCGACGGACCAGTCGGTGGCCATGAGCGGGCTCGACGGCGCGGGTGCGACGACCTTGGCCAGGGTGTCGACGTTGAGGACCGGCTCGACCCATGCGGCGAGCTCGCCGCCTGCCCACGAGGGCGGGTTGGTGGAGATGACCCGCACAGGGGAGGTGCCGATGAGCGGGGCGCCGGAGGTGGCCTCGGCGCCGTCGGTGAGCGGCCAGCACTCGACCGGTCCGGCGGCGGTGAGGTAACGGCGCAGGGCGGAGTCGAGCGGGCGCTTGCCGATGCCGAGGCGCCGCATGATCCCGGCCGGAGCGATCGTCACCGTGCTGTCGTTGCCGGACAGGTGACGCTCCGGCGGCCAGGCCGGTACCTCGCCCTCGAGGCGGACGTGCCGGTTGGACAGGGTGGCGCTGCCGGTCAGCGTCCACACCCGGCCCGCGCCGTCGGTGAAGCTGGACGCGCCTGGGGAGGCTTGGGCCTCGGGGCGGACGTCTACCTTCAGGACGGTTCCGTCGTAGACCTGGACGGCATGGACACGGCCCTGGACCCGGTTGAGGCCGGTGAGGCCGTCCGGGGTGACGGAGAGGTCGGAGTCGCCGATGTCGAGCGGCGCGGTGCCGTCGAAGATGCTCGTCGTCCCGGCCTGGGTGACGGGGTCGCCGATCGGCAGCCACAGGGCGGAGTCGAGGCGCCGGGCATACCAGAATCTGGCCGTGCAGCCACCGGACCCGTTGTTGATGTCGAGGGTGGCGCGCAGGACGATGCGCTGTCCGTCGTAGGCGGGGACGGGCGCGGTGGCGGTGACGTAGCGCTGCACGCCGGTCGACCCGGTCGGCGACCACAGCAGCTGCAGCATCCGGTCTTGTCCGACGAGGAACACGTAGTGGACCTGGCTGCCGGTGAACCTGTGCCGCGAGACGAGCGCGGCGGTCGCCGACCAGGAGACGGGGGCGACGTCGATACGGACGTCGAGGTCCCCGGCGACGCCGAGGGAGGCGTGGTCGGGCGTCGAGACGAGCGGAACCCCGGAGGCGGGGAAGTTCAGGTGCGGGCCGCCGGCGTCCACACTGAACCGCAGGGGGGTGTTGCGGCCGATCTTCCCGAACAGGGCCGATTCCGGGTCGTGCGCGGACACCTCGCCGCCCCGGTTGCCGAGCGTCATCGACGCGGCGGCCGGCTCCGCGCGGGTCCCCTTCCCAGCCAGGCCGCGCGTGATCTCGACGGCGGTGGACTCCCGGACACTGACAGGGTGCCAGGCGCCGTCGTAGTGGAGCTCGGTGGTGCGCGGCGGCGGGAGTGCCATGGTTACCCCTCTCCGAGGCGGATGACAGACCCGGCCGCCTTCGTGTCGACGACGTGCCGGTAGAAGCGGACGAACTCGTCCTCGCCGCCGCGGAACTCGTGGATGAGACGGATCTCCTGGACTCCGCCGCCGACCTGAACGACGGGTCCGGAGACGGAGCGGAGCATGGCGTCGAGCTTGGACAGCGGGAGGACGGCCTCGGGCTCGTTGCCCTCGCCGATCATGGCCAGCGTCGCGCTGGTGACGACGCCGCCCTCGGCGAGGTACGGGATGTAGGGGATGTGCCCGACGTCGACGCCCGGCAGGAGGTTGGCGTTGTCGATGATGGAGGCGTTGATCGACCAGATCGCCCAGTTGATCAGGCTGATCGCGCCGTTCAGCGCAGACTTGAGGCCCTCGGTGATGAAGGACCACAGGCCGGAGCCGAGTGCGGCGAGCTGCCCGGGGATCCGGCTGAACCAGTCGATCAGCTGGTTCCAGTCCTCGACGATGGCGTCGGTGCCTGCCGAGAACCAGCCGGGCAGGGTGGTGCCGAAGAAGTGCCCGATGGGCGTGAACACGTTGCGGTACAGCCAGTTCCAGCCGTCGATGAACGGCCGGGAGGTGTCGTCCCACCACTTGGCTGCGGCGTCGGCCACCCAGTTCCATGCGTCGGCCAGGCCCTGGACGATGGCGTCCCAGACTTCCAGGGTGACGCGTTCGATCTCCTCCCAGTGGACGGCGATGAGCACGATCACGGCGATGAGCGCCATGATTCCCAGGATGATCCAGGTGACCGGGGAGGCGAGCAGTGCGAGGTTCCACAGCCACGTGGCGGCGGTGACGACGGCGAGGGCGGCAGCGAAGCTCAGGATGCCGACGATGAGGAGCTCGACGAGCTCGGGGTTCTCGGTCACCCAGTCGCTGAAGGCTGTGAGGTAGGGCAGGAACAGCTCGCCCAGGGTGGTGGACAGGTCGCGCCAGGTGGAGTCCAGCGACTTGGAGTCCTCGATGGTGTCGGTGATGTTCGACGCGGAGCCGGCCACCATGTCGAGGCCGGCGGCGGCGTCGGCACCGGTCGCCTTCAGGCTGAGCAGCGCGTTGCCCATGTCCTCGCCGGGGCCGCCGAACAGGGCGGCCTGGAGGCTGGTCCTCTTGGTCTGGTCCTCGACCCCGCGCAGGGCTGCGGTCACCTGGTCGAACGCCTCGGTGCCCTGCCCGGTGTTCATGAGCTTCTGAATCTTGGTGACGTCGAGGCCGAGTTCCTGCAGCGGCTCCTTGACGGCGTCGGTGTCCGCCATGAGGAGGGTGAACTCCTTGAGCGCGTCGCCCATCTTGTCGAGCTCGAACGTGGGGCTCTTGGCCGCCTCGGTGAGCAGCCCCATCATCTCGGGCCCGGTGAAGCCGAGCTGGTTGAAGAACTCGCTGTACTGGCGTGTCAGCTCGGGGAGTTCCTCACGCAGAGCGGGCGGCAGCTTCTGCGCGGTCGCGGCGAGGAGGTCCATGGCCTCCTGGCCGTCCTTGGCGAGGCCGGTCTTGAGCATGGTGCCCACAGCCTGCGTGGCCTCGCCGATGTCGAACTCGAACACCTCGCTGAGGGCGAGGGCCTGCTTGCTGAGCTTGCCGAGCTCCTCCTCGCCGACGGCGCCGACGCCACCGAGCTGGGAGGCTACCGCCCCGACGGCGTCGGAGACCTCCTCCATGGACGCGCCGAAACCGGCGACGTAGACATCGCCCGCGACGTCGCCGGCCTTCTCGGCCTCCTCGGCGGTGAGGTCGAGCTGCGCGGTGAGTCGGGCCTGCGCGCTCTTCATGTCCATGGCCGAGGTGAGTCCGGCGATGAACGCACCGCCGACGGCTGCTCCGGCGGCTCCAGCGGCGATGCCCTGGAAGCTGGCGCCGACGTCCTGCGCGGCCTGGTCGGCCTCCTGTGCGGCCTGCGCGGCGGAGTCGCCGACGCCGTCCAGGGCGCGGGCGGCGTCCCCGGCGGCGTCAGCGACATCGCCGGCGGCCTGCTCGGCGGCGTCGCCCACGCCGCCGAGTTCGGCGGCCGTGCGGCCGGTGGCGTCGGCGATGTCCCGGGCGGCCTGGTCGGCGGCGTCGGCGATCCCCTCGAGGGAGCGCTCGACCTCGTCGGCCGCGCCCGCCGTGCCGGCGGTGAGGTCGTCCGCGTCGATACCGACCTCGACGAGCAGCTCACTGAGTGTCGTCACCGTTGCCTCCCGTGGTGTGGTCGGTGCCGCCGAGGAGCGCGGTCATGGTGCGGACGGTGTCGAACATGTCCTCGGGCGAGGGCGGGGCCTGGTCCCAGACGGGGATGAGGTCCCGGGGTGTGGCCTTGCGGCCGCGCGCGGCCACGGTGTTGGCGGTGACCGCGGCCCGGATGCCGTGCAGCACGTCGCCGCGGGTGGGGCCGAGGGGCCCGGTGACCTGCTCGTAGGCGATCCACTCGGCGAGCTCGTCGGAGTCGATGTCGGCGAGCATGTGGCGGATGGACCGGGCCCCGAGGTGGGCGGCTAGCCGGTGGTAGAACTGCCGCTCGCCGGAGCTCCGGATTTTCCCGCGGCCTCCTCGGCCGCCTCCTCGCCCATGCCGGACACCCGCTTGGCGACCTTCGCCAGGCGTTCCAGGACGCCGGCGTCCTTCTGGCCGAGGGCCTGGATCTGCTTGTCGGTGACGTACAGGCGGCGGCCCTGCTCGTCGACGATGCAGCGGGCGAGGAGCCGGGCGTACTGGTCGCGCAGCTCGATGCCCTTGGGCCGCCCGTTGGGGCCGAGGATGACGGTCTCGGCCTGGTGGGAGTTGCGGTCGGTGCCGCTCATGGACTGGATACGGACGGTGCCGCCCCACTCGGGGACGGGGACGTCCTCGTGCCGGCGGTCGTCGGCGGCGCCGATCTCCTCGGCGGTCAGCAGTGCCACAGGGTGCTCCTCAGGTGATGGTCGGCTTGCCGGACACCTGGAACGTCAGGGTCGCGGTCAGCTTGTTGTCGAAGGGGGCGGTGCGCTGGAAGCCGGTCATGACGGCCGAGAAGTTCCACGTCGCGGTGATGGGTGCGGGGAAGACGAGCTGGTAGTTGCGGGGCTCCTCGTCCTCGAGGTCCTCGGCGAGGGTGTCGTGGATGTCCGGGTCGTAGTTGATGTCGATGGACACCTCGCCCGGGTTGATCAGGCCGCCGACGAACTCGCGGTGGCGGTTCGGGGAGTCGTGGGCGGTGACGTCGAGGGTGTCGCGGCTCAGGTTCGGGCCGCTCAGGTTCGTGGCGTTGGCGATGCTGGTGAACACCTCGGGCCCAGCGCCGTCGCCGCGCTTGAGCAGGGTGCCGAAGCCGTCCTTACCGGCCATGGGGTGCCTCCTTGGGCAGGGATGCGCGCCGGGCCGGCGGCCTCGTCGCGGGGTGGGTCAGGCGGACTGTTCGGTGACGACCCGGTAGCGCAGGACGACGTGGCGGATGTCGCCGGGCGGCTCCGGGTCGGTGAGGGTCTGGCCGAACTCGTAGCGGGTGGCCACGTGGTGGTAGCCGGGGAGTGTGAGCGGCTGGTGGTCGAGGAGGGCGGTGACTCGGGCGCCGATGGCGAGTCCCTGCCGGTTGCCCTTGGCGCGGGTCCACGCGTGGAGCGTGAGGGTGGTCTGCCAGCCGAACCCGTCGAGCCGGTTGTCGGGGGTGTCGATGGCTTCGCCGAGGTTCAGGAACGGGTACGGGCAGTTCTCCGGCAGGAAGTCGTGGACGCCGCCGGGCAGGAGCTCGGCGAGGTCGGCGTCGCCCGTCAGCCGCGCGTACACGGCGCGCTGGATGGGCCAGCCCGGTGGGCTGGCGGTCGGCGTCGTCACTGCGGCAGCCTCCGGTTGATCTCGGCCCGCAGCCGGGCGTCGAACTTGGTCCGCTCCTCCTCCAGGGCGGGCCCGAGGGCGGGCTGCGCGGTGATGCGGCGGGTGCCGAGCTCGTGCTGGGTGGCGTACCAGTCGGCGCGGTCCTTCCATCCGACGGTGGCGGTCAGGCCGCCGCGGGCGTAGTAGATGCCGACGTGGTCGCGCAGGTTCCCCGACCGCACCCGGACGCGCTCGCGGGTCCCGGCGCGGACTGCTTCGGCGGAGGCCTCGACGGCGGCGAGGGATCCCTCCATGACGACGGCGGCCAGGCCCTCCAGGTCGCGGCGCAGTTGGTCCAGGCCCCGGAGGTTGACGCGGGCGGGGCTCCGGCCGCCGCGGCGGCGGGCCATCAGCGTTCCAGCTCGAACACGGCCACCGACACGGCGGTGACGGCGTCGTAGGTGAGCGCGGCCCGCCCGCTCGCGCCCCGGAACAGGGCCGTCAGCGGCACGATCTTGGACTCTCCGGCGGGCACAGTAACGGTGACGTCGGCGATGGCGACGCCGGAGAGCGTGCCGGGGGTGGCGATGGTGACGGTGTGGGGGGCGGCGTCACCGTTGCGGACGTAGAGGAACCGGCCCGCGCCGACGGGGGCGGTGTCGCCGTCGGCGGACGCGGCGACGTCGGAGCCTTCCAGGCTCACGCCTCCCGCGACGGGCACGGTGACGATGGGCAGTGCGGCCATGTCAGGCCCCTTCCGATTCGATGAGCTGGCACTCGGCCTTGCGGTAGACGGGGGCGGAGGGTTCGACGACGGACACGGCCCGGAAGGCTTGCCCGCCGCCGCGCAGCTCGTCCCCGCGGCGGACATCGGCGCCGGGCAGGAGGTAGACGGAGTGGGTGTGCTCGGCGCCGCCCTGCTGGGCGAGCATCCGCTCGGAGGCCGACGGCTGGTCCACTTTCGCGAGGACGTCGGCCTGGCGGACGAGGGCGGTCTCGTAGCCGCCGCCGCCGTCCGGGGTCGACACGGTCCGCCAGACCTCCAGCGTCCGGTTGAGCAGGTGCGTGATGTCCACGGCTCACCTGCTCTCCGGGCCGCGGGCGTAGCGCTCGAGGAGCCGCTCCTCGAACGAGGAGAGGTTCTCGCCCGTGCGGTCCTTGTCGTAGGTGACCGACCGGTCCCCGAGGGACTCGGCCGCGACCCCGGCGGACGCCCGCACCCACGCGCGGCCGGCGACCTGGAGGCACACGGTCTTGAACACGTCCGGCCGGTCGGCGTCGGCGTATCCGTGGTCGTAGACCACGGCCACGTCGGCGTCGAGCGGCCAGCACGCGCCGAGCCGGGTGAGGATGCCGTACCGGTTGTACCGGTAGTCGGTGCCCTCGACGAGGAGCGTGCCGTCCTGGTGGACCGTGGTGACGGCGGTGACGGGCATCTCCGGCAGGTTCACGACGGTGCGGCCGTTGCCGACGAGGAACAGCTCGTCGGCCGCGACCGCGTCCACCCGCTGCCAGATGGCTCCCCGGATCGTCTCCTCCGCCGCGGCGATCTTCTCGGCGGCCTGCTCCTCATCGATGACGGCGAGCTTGAGGTGGACGCGCAGCTCCTCGGGGGTGGCCCAGGGTGTAGCCACGGGTCACCCCCTCTATTCGTCGGATGCGGCGGTGCGGGGCGCTCGGCGGGAGGCCGTGCGCTTGCCCGTCTTGTGGCCCTGGCGGGCATCGGGTGCGGGGTTCTTGCCGTGCCCGGGGGCCTCGACGGCATGGTCGGCCGCCACCCATGCGGCGCCCAGCTCGTCGAGCACCTCGCCCTCCCAGCCGGAGGGGTAGCGGTGTCCCATGCCGTCAGAGACCGGCGATACGGCGATGATGCGGATCCGCATCACGACGCCGGGTGGGCGAGGATCCGCAGGGCGTCCGGGCGAACGACGTCGCCGCCGACTCGCATCCGGATCTTCCAGCCGATCATGCCGTCCTCCGCGTACAGCTGGTCCAGCACCTTCACGCTCATGCCCTGGCGGTCGTAGACCCGGTATCCGGCGTTGAAGTCGCCGAACGCGACCGAACGCGCGGAGGCGGCGACGGCGGCGATGTCCTCCTGGTTCTCCAGCGCGTAGCCGAGGAAGGTGTTCGGCCGCCCGGCCTGGATGCTCTGCTGCCAGTAGTACTGGCCGTTGTCGTCCTTGAGCAGGGAGATCGCGAGCTCGGTGGTGGAGGCCATGGCGAAGCGCGCGTTGCGCCGGTACTGCGCGGGGACGGCGTAGATGAGCTTCTTCAGGTCGTCGATCCCGACGGCGGCGGCCGCCGCAGCGGCGACGGTGGAGACGCCGCCGCCCGCCGTCATGAACCCGACCGGCTGCTGGTTGGCGTGCCCGGTACCGACGGTGAACGCGGTGTCCTCCGCCTCGGCGGTCGCCCGAGCGAAGGAGTCGCGGACGAACGCCTCCAGGTTGGTGTCCGAGTCGTCGAGCTCGTCCTCGCCGATCTTCGCCAGACCGTAGAGGTCCTCGATGTACGTGAACTCCTCGGTCGGGGTGTCCGGCATCGAGTCGGTCAGGGCGGTGCCGGTCTCCAGCTTGCCCCAGCCGACGGACACCTCCGACAGCGAGCGCCGGCGCACCCGGTTGGACTGGGTGGAGCGCTGCGAGGCCATGGCGCGCACGACGGTCAGGCCGGGCAGGGCCCGGTAGATCTCGGTCTCCAGGTCCTCGGGGACGAGGATCTCTCCGGCCGTGTTCTCGACGAGGGCACGCTGCTCGGGCGCGAGGCGGGAGCCGCGGCGCAGCGCGTTGAAGAACGCGGCTCGCTGCTGCTGGGCGCGCTGCTCGGCGCCACCGGTGCCGCCGTCGTCCGGTCGGTCGGCGCCGCGGCGGATCGGCTCGGCGAGCTGCGCGGCGCGCTGCTCTTCGGCTTCCTGGCGGTTGATGCGCTCGGTGAGCCCGGTGAAATCGGTCTCGTGGCGGTCGTAGGCCTGGCGCTCCTCGGCGGTCAGGCCCCGGTCGGCGCTCTCGGCAGTCTCGGTGATGGACCGCATCGATTCGACGACGCCGGCCCGCTGCTGTCGCAGCTCCACGCTGGTGGGCATGGGGTTCTCCTCATCATGGGTGGGATGGTGCGTCCCGGGCCGGTCGGCCGGGAAGGTCAGAGGCTGGCGAGCATCTCCAGCTCGCTCAGCCGGTGGCGGGCCCGTTCGTGCGGGTACGCCTGCGGGCCCGGGGCCGACCGGTCGGCAGCCTCCAGCAGCGCACCGAGTGCGTCGTGGGCGTCGGCGACCAGCTGCCGGTTCGACGCGGACAGGACCTTGCCCGCGCGGACCTCCGCCAGAGCCCTTGTCACGGCCTCCGGTTCCGGTGCGGATTCCTGGCCGGTGTGACGGGCGGCTGCGGACCGGAGCTCGGCCGAGGTCGCGGCGAAGGCGGGATAGGTCACCACCGAGACGTCGCCGCCGTCGAGGTCGATGCCGAACACCTCATGGGTGTTTCCGGCCCAGCCGTCGGCGGTGACCCAGAACCCGAAGCTCATCTGGTTGATGTCGCCTCGCTCCAGGGACACGGCCAGGTCCCGGGCGTAGGAGACGTCAGCCATGCGGGCGTCCACGTCCACGCCCTCGTCGGGGACCTCGGAGAGGTCGGCGGTCCCGGAAGCGGTCCGCCCGAGCAGCAGGTTGGGGTCGTGGTTGATCAGGAACCGGACGTCGGGGTCCAGCCCGAGGGTGCGGGTCGCGGCACCGGGCATGATGCGCTCGCGCCAGCCGCCCATGTCCTCGGAGAGCGAGTTGTAGACGATGCTGCGGCCGTGGAACTCCAGGCGGCCGGTCTTCTCGTCCGCCCGGGTGATCCTCAGGTTCTGTAGCGGGAAGGCCCGCACCTCACGTGTTCGCATCGGGATCCTCCCGGTTGAATTGCAGTCGACAGGTGCACCCGGCGATCTCGTCGACGCCGAGGCGGTGATCGTGCGGCCATCGGCCCTCACGGGTACCGACCTTGAACGACTCGCGGATACCGACGGTCTGGCCGTCCGCCCGCGCGTGCGTCTTGCGCGGATTGCTGCCCCACGTGCGCCACGTCTTGGTCGTGGCGCCGCTCTGCTTGGCCCCCTCGTGGCCGGCGAAGTTCGACGTCTGGGAGACCCGGGCCTCGGCCAGGACCCTCGCCCGCGACTCGCTCATGCCGTCGAACATGTCGCGGACCTCGGACCGGACGTCGGCGTCGGCATCCTTGAACGCGATCGTGCTGCGCAGCTTCTCGACGGTGGTCTCGTTGATGTTCGCGGCCGAGGACGAGGCGGAGGCGGCGAGCGCGGCCGTGGTCTCCTCGACGACGAACGTTCCGCCGAGCTCGGCCGCCGTCGCGGTACCCACCTGAGCGGTGAGGCCGCGCGCGAGGCGGAACAGGATCTCGGTCAGCTCCTCGTTGTCGGCGGTGAGGTCGATGAGGTCCTCGGCCGACGCGCCGGGGGCGACGCCGAGCGCGGCGAGGACCCGCTCACCCTGCTCGGCGAAGAACTCGGAGATCGCCTCGTAGTGCCGGGTGATCCACGCGGGCATCTCCTCGACGGACGGCGTCTCGGCCGACTCGCTCGCGCGCCCCTGGCGGCCGGGAAGCGCGCGCTGCGCGGGCGGCGCGGTGCTGCCGAGGGGCTGCATGTTGAGCGGGACAAGGAGCTCGTCGCCGCCGTCGACCGGCGGCTCGTCCTCCTTCGCCCGGATCTCGTTGGTCGACATCCACCCCCACTGCTTGGCCTGCGCGTAGGCACCGAACCGCTGGGTGGTGTCGCCGCGGAGCAGGGCGTCGGGGTTGAACTTCAGGTACAGGGACGGATCACCGATCAGACGGCCGGCGGTGCGCTCCAGCCTGGTCAGCCACGGGAGCAGGGAGTAGATGACGTAGCCGAGGGACTGCTGCTCGATGCCCGACCCCCACGAGGTGGACCGCTCGACGTCGCCGATCATGTGCGGCGGGACGCCGAAGATCCCGGCGATCTCCGAGCGGGTGAGCTTGTAGACCTCGAGGAACTGGGCGTCGGCCGGGGACAGGCTGGTCTTTTCCCACTTCGCTCCGGCCTCCAGGAGCGCCAGGCCATGCGCGTTGTCGAACCCCTCGTGGAGGTCCTTCCACTGCCGGGTGAGCCGCTCGTACTGGGCATCGTCCAGCTTCCCCGGTACGGACACGAGGCCTCCCGGGGAGGCGTCGCGCTTGAAGAAGCTGCCGATGTACGAGGCGGCGGCGTAGCCGGTGGCCACGGACTGGCGCGCCATGCCGATCGGGGACAGGCCCTCGATGGGGTCGACGCCGAAGGCCTTGAAGTGGAGGAAGTTCTCGCGGCGGACGAGGCCGCCCTCCTCGCGGATCGGGGCCCACTCGTCGCTGTCGAGGGTGATCTTGTAGACGAGCTCTCCGGTGCCCGGTACGCGCCGCGGTTCCACGCTCGTCCAGGACACCGGCCACAGACCGACCGGCAGGCCGCCGTTGGACCGCTCGACGTAGACGCCGACGTTGCCCCGGATGAGCATCCACCCGAGGACCTGCGCCCAGAACTCGCCGGCCTCCATGGTGGGGTTGGCCTGGTAGGTGAGGAGGGGGGAGAGCGGGTGCTCCGATACCGGCAGGCGCGCGGATCCCTTCCGCTCGTACATGCCGACGGGCAGCATGCTGCCGGTCTCGGCAAGCAGCCGCACGGAAGAGAAGACGGCGGCGACCTGGAGTGCGCGCTCGGGGGTGACGTTGATCCCGGCCGCCGTCGCCCTGGAGGTGAGCGGCGGCATCGACCGGGTACGGGACCGCCGCTCCTGGCGGGCCCGAAACAGATCACGCAGGACGGGCATCAGCTGCCTCCCTTCCGCGGGATGTTGCCGAGGGTCACCAGGACAACGGCCAGAACGAGGAGCACGAGGGCGGCGCCGAGAGCGCCCCACAGGCAGGCTGCGAGCAGCACCGACCCGGTCGTCCCGCACGCCAGGCCGAGGCCCTCGCACACCCACTGGTCTTCTTCGCGCACGGGCCGCGCCTCCTTGGGTCAGCTGATGATCCGGATGCTGGGCTCCGGGACTTCCTCGGGCTCGGCCCGAAGGAGCTGCATGGCGAGCGCGTTGAGTCCGGAGGCGACGCCGTCGATGCGCTTGCTGCTCACCTGCCGGTCGGGCTTGACCGGCTTGACGTAGCCGTCGCTGTTGGTCTTGATGCCGACGGAGTCGACGTGCCAGCGCAGGACCGGGTGGCCGCCGTGCGACACCCGGCGGGACAGGACGTAGCGCTCCAGCTGCTGGCACGGCTGGTTCAGGCCCGCGTATCCCTGCGAGACCTGCTCCATCTCCACGCCGGCGTCCGCGAGCTCGGAGACGGTCTCGGTCGCGTTCCACCGGTCGTAGCCGACGGCGAGGATGTTGAACCGGGTCCGCAGCTCGTCCGTGATGAAGCTGCGCACGGTCCGGTAGTCGACGACGTTCCCCTCTGTGAGGCGGAGCGCCGGGCCGAGGTGCGCCGCTGTCTGTGACCACCGGATCAGCGGCACCTTCGTGCGCCGCTCCAGGTCCTTCAGGTTGTCCTCAGGGAGCCAGAAGAACGGCACCCAGATGTATGGCTCGGCCGGGTCGTCGGTGACCGGCGGGAACCACAGGGAGAACGCGGTGAGGTCGGTGGTGCTGGACAGGTCCAGGCCGCCGTAGCAGTCCCGGCCCGCGAGAGCGTCCAGGTCGACGGCGGTCGGCACGCCGGACGGCGTGCGGGCGCAGGCGTCCCAGTCGTCCATGGAGAGCCAGCGGGTGGTCTGCTTCGTGCGGACGTTCAGGTGCAGCCGCAGGTAGCGGTTGAGCTGCTGCGGCGAGCGCTGCGCCTGCGCTGCCTTGCCCTTGAGGTAGTCGGCGAGGACGGTGATCCCGTACCCGGGGTTCGCCGTGCGCAGGGTGTCCTCGGCGAAGGGGTCGAAGTCCTCAGCGGTCTCGTTCACGCCGAAGACGACTCCGTAGACGGTGGGGTCCTCGGCGTGGCCGCCGGCCAGGGTCTCGATCTCCTCGCGCTTGGTGGCGTAGATGCTGCCGGTCTCGGCGCCCTCGTCGGCCGTGGTGATGAACACGATGAGCGGCTGGGCACGGGAGCCGACGCCGGTCTCCAGGGCGTCGACGACGTCGGGGTTCCGGTGGACGTGGACCTCGTCGATGATCCCGCCGTGCACGTTCAGGCCGTGCGCGCGCAGGCCCTCCGAGGACAGGGCCCGGAAGATGGAGTGCGTGATCGGGTGTTCGAGGATCTTCTTCTGGATGCCCCGGCGGCCGAGCTTCTTCTTGAGCGGGCCCGACCCGGCGGCCATGTTGGCCGCGGCCCGGAACACGATGTTGGCCTGCTCACGGTCACCGGCCGCCGCGAACACCTCGGCGCCCTGCTCGCGGTCCGCGAAAGCCAGGTAGAGCCCGAGGCCGGAGCAGATCGTCGACTTGCCGTTCTTCCTCGGGATCTCGAACCACACGGTTCTGATCACCCGGTACCCGTCGGGCCGCTTGAGCCCGAAGACGGGAGCGACGAGGTACCGGACCTGCCAGTCCATCAGCTTGAACTCACGTCCCGCATGGCGGCCGATGAGCTGCTTGAGGAGCAGGAAGAACTTCAGCACGCGCTCGACGGCGATGCGGTCGAACCACGTGCCGGGCGGTGCCGGAAGCGGGGTGACGATCAGCGGCCGGCGGCCCTGCCTCGTCCACTCCGTGGCGTCGACGAGGCCCTCCTCGACCCATCCGGCGATCGCCTCGTCGATCTCGCCCGTCAGATGCGCGCGCAGTGCCTCAGTCGAGGATGTCGTCCTCCTGGCCATCGTCTGCCTCCGGCTTCACCGATCGGAGGCGCGCGCTCGGGGTGAGGAACAGCTCCTTCGCCAGCGCCGCCACGGTGGTCGCCGCCTCCCGCCAGATCTGCCACGCCGGGTTCTTCGCCGGGCCGTTGCCCGCGCGCCGCTCAGCCACCAGGTCGTCGCCCTGGAGCAGCCGCTCGGCAGCTACGAACTTGGACCAGGCGGCGCAGTACGTGGCGAGCGTGGCCCGGTCGAGCGTGGCCAGGACGCCGAGCGCGTCGAGTTGGGGGACGATCCGCTCCCACTCGGCCACGGCCTCGGCGTCCAGCCACGACGGAACGTCAGGTACGGATGGCGCGGCGGTGACCCGCTGCGGCGCGGCGTGTCCGCCGGGGTTGCCGCGCAAGGAACGGACGTTGTCCGGCTGGGCGATCGGTCCACGGGACCCCATGGTCACCCCCTGTAGCCATGATGGGGCGGCCACGGAAGGTGACAGCCGGTCACAAGATCCTCAGAAAGGCGGCCAGAACTCGCGGTCACGCGCGCGACACCCCCGCCTGCGCTGAAACCCCGCCCCGCCTCCGAGATCTGCCTCCCCCCTGGGGGGATGCGCGATCACCTCGGCGGGGCGTTGGACTGGTCGGCGCGGTAGGTGCGCCACCACGTCTCGACGGCCTCGATGGTGCCGGCGGGCCGCTCGTCGCGCCGCGCCCGGCGGACGCACTCGTCCTCCTCGGTGGCGAGCAGGACGACGCGGGCTCCGTCCGGGGCCAGCCATGCCCGGTCGGAGGCACGTGGCGCGGTGGCGATGATCCACACGGAGGCGACGTCGTGGCGCCGTTCCAGGCGGGCGATGACGGCGTCTCGCGCCTCGGCGATGAACGGGACGAGAGCGCGAGGGTGGGCGTGGGGGTGGGGGGACCCCAACGCCTGCGCGAGCGCGTCCCAGTCGACGACGAGGTCTCCGGCCGCGGCGCGCTCCCGCACATACGTGGTCTTGCCCGAGCAGGGCGGGCCGCAGACGAGCGTGACCCTGGCCGCGCTGAGCCGCTTGGCCCCAGCTCCGGCGAACCCTGTCTCGTGGGCGGTCTTGCCGTCGTGACAGGGCTTGCACATGGCCTGTAGGTTCGTGCGGTCGAACGCGAGCAGCTCGTCCCCGCGGTGGGGACGGATGTGGTCGACCACGGCCGGCGGACTGCCGCACCGCGCTCGACAGAGCGGCTCCTCGGACAGGACCTGATCCCGCAGGAGCGGCCACCTCGGGTCGGCGTAGACCCATGACCACTCGGCCCGGGTCGCGGCGGCCTGACGCTGGGAGGAGCGGCGGCAGCCGCACCGACCGCCCGCTGTACGGGGTTGGCGGCAGGCCGCGCACCTCGACGGCGGGCGGGTGGGCATCGCTCCTCCTCGGCTGGTCCGCAGGGTCGTGAGGCGCGGCGTCGCGGCCCTGCGGGAACAGGTGGGCCCGTCCGCGTCGGGGATCGCGGACGGGCCGGTGTGGGGGTACGAGAAAGCCCCGACCGGGGTGGGTGGTCGGGGCTCGGCGCCTGCTTCCGGGCATGGCTGTCTGCCGAAAGCGTGGCCTATCTGTTTGCGCACGTCAAGCGGCCTTGCCCTTTCCCCTGTTTCCGCTGTACGGCTTGGCCGCGCTGCGGGCGGCCTGGACGGCCTCGACGCGGTAGAGCGGGCGGCCGGGTGAGCCTCCGCAGCGGGTGAGGATGCCGCGCCGTACCCAGTCGCGGATGGTCGCGGGCTGCACTCCGGCGGCGAGGGCGGCGAGGGAGGTGGTGAGGGTGCCGGCGGGCGGCTGGAGGTACTCGCTCATGGGTCCATGATCTCGTGCGAGTGCCCCGCCGGTCGCTGTATCCGGCGGGGCACTTCGGGTCGAGCAGCGCGGGCAGCCATGCCGCAATCAGCTCAGGAATCTGACGTGTTCACGGTACGACGGCCCACTGACAGTCAGTGGCCGCAGTTCGACCGGGTCCACCATCCGCAGGTGGCGCAGTAGTCGGCGCGGAGGCGGGCGCGAGGGTGGTGAGCAGGTGTCGCATGGGGGTCTCCATGTGGTCTACGGCCCCTTCTACGGCTGGTCTACAGGGTCGGCGTCGGGCACCTGACCTGCGTCTACAGCTTCAGGAGGGGGGTCTACGGGTGCGGGGGAGAGGAGGGCCGCGATGTCGGCGGCCTTGATGCCGCTGCGCCCGGTCTCGGCGCCGATGCGGAGGCTCTTGTGGATGGGGACCTCACACCGGACGAGGAGCGCGCGGAGGCGGGTGTCGTCGAGGTGGGCGGCGGACGGGCGAGCCTGGAGCTCGGCGTAGAGCTCGCGGAGGTGGATGCCGGTCCGGTCGCCGATGAGGGCCTGGACGCCGAGGAGGAAGCGGCGCTTGAGTTCCTCCTCGGTGGGCGGTACGGGCGGGACGGGTCGTCCGGCACGCCAGGCCGCGATGGCGTAGGCGCCGGCGGTGATGGCGAGGAGTCGCGGTTGGTCGTGGGCAGTGCGCCAGGCCATGAGGCTGCCGAGGGCGGCGCCGCTGACCCGGCCAGCAAGGGGCCAGGCGCGGGTGCGGGCGAGGAGCTCGCGGTGGCCGGCGGCGATGCGGCGGGGGTGGACGCGGTGGACGGCGAGGCGGGGCCGCCCGCGCCCCCATCGGGGTACGGGCGGCAGTTCGAGGGTGTCGGCCTCGGGGTCGCTGGCCACGGGTCAGAGGGTGCCCGTCATGCTCGCGACCATCTGCGCGAGGTTGCCGAAGAGCATGCCGATCATCCCGCCGAACTGGGTGCCGGAAAGGCTGAGTCCGAGGCCGAGGCAGACGAACCCGGGGAGCAACTGGAGCTTCTTGGTGTCCTTGCCGTGCTTGTGCATCCACCAGGCGATGCCACTCAGGGCCAGGATGAGGAGGACGGAGATCGGGACGGAGCCGCCCTGTCCGTTGACGGCGGCGGGGGCGGCCATGCCGTGGATGCTGGCGGTGTCGATGGCGGCGAGCAGCGTGGTCTTCACGGTGGGGTCCTCAGTAGGAGAGCGCGACGGTCGCGGCGACGAGCAGGAGGGCGGCGAGGGTGATGCGCGCGGTGATGCGGCGCGCGGTCGACCCGGCCGGGGTGATGCGGCAGACGAGGATGCCGAGGGGGATGCCGTAGAGGCTGTAGTAGCCGAGGGCGTGGTACGTGATCACTTCGCGGCTGCCCGCAAAGTGATCACTTCGCGATGCTCGGCGAGGGCGGCGCGGCGGACACGGCGGCCGTAGGTGTCGCTCTTGCCGAGGCGCTGGCCGATAGCGGTTCCGGTGAGTTCCGGTTCGGTGGCGAGCCAGTTCCGGGCGTCGGCGACCTGCCGATTGAAGGTGGTGTTGCTGGTGTCCTCGGACTCGATGTCGTCGGCGCCGGAACCGGCGGGCGGAACCGGCGGAACCGGGGCGGCGCCGCTCTGTTCCGTGATCACTTCATGGGTGTCCATAGAGTGATCAATCCGCAGGTCGAAGCCGGTTCCGGTGGGCGCTGCGGGGAGTTCCGCCAGGGGCTTCCACGGGCCGAGGACGGGCAGCGTGGGCACGAGTGGAAGGGGCCCCGGAACCACCTCGGCGGGGGTCGGTTCCGGTGCCGGTTCCGGTCGGTCCTCGACGGCCGCGAGCGCCTGATGGATCTGCCGCATGAGGGCGCCGAACGCGAGGAGCGCGGCCGTGGGCGGAACCGCGGCCACGACGTAGTCGAGGAGCGGAACCGAGCCGGGGTCCCGGGTGCCGGTGACCCCCGCGACGTTCAGCACGATCGAGCCGACCGACCCGACCGCGGTGAGGGCGATCGCCCAGCCGTCGACCTGGCGCCTCAGCGCGGCCCGCAGCATGAGGAGTTCGCCCGCGACGATGAACAGGTCCAGCGTGGCGGGCCAGGCCCACGCGCGTCCGGTGGCCTGCCCGAGGCCGTGGGACAGGGCGACCTCGGCGAGGTGGGCGTAAGAGAGCCAGAACGCGGCGCCGGTCAGGGTGATGATGACGAGGCCGGCGGCGACCGCCAGGGCCTGCGAGGGGGTGAGCTTCACTGCCTGCCCTCCTCGGCTCGGAGGGTGGTGAGCTGGTCGGCGAGGGTGCGCAGGTGCATGGCGTGAACGGTGAGCGCGGCGGCCAGCTGGCGGACCTCGGCGGGGTCGAGGCTGGCGGAGTAGCCGGTCTGCTCGACGTAGAGCCGAGGTCGGCGTCGCTCGGGGTCGGTGACGAAGGGGTCCTGGCTGAGCATGGCGACGAGCAGGGTGTCGCTGGCGAAGGCGAAGGTGTGCTCGGCGCCGGTGTGGGTGAGGTCGATGCGGTACCCGGGGACGCGGTTGGCGTGGCCGGTGCACCAGCCGGGCTCGGGCAGGCTGACGGGGCCGTGGTCGAGGGTGGAGAGGGTGATGGTCCGGTTCACAGGACCGCCCCCTCGGCGACGAGGCGGAGGCGCTGGGCGTAGGCGTCGCGGGTGTCGTCCGGCAGGATCGGCGGGAGGCTGTTCGCGAGGTCCCGCTCGACCTGTTCGGCGTATGCGCTGGTGCCGTACATGTCGTCGGTGACGACGAGGGCCTGTGCGAGGAGGAGCTCGGGGGTCACGACGGCGCTCGGGTGCTTGCGCACGATGCGGTCGGCCAGGGCGAGCTGGAGGAGGTGAAGGCGGTCAGCCACGGCGCACCTCGGCGGTGCGGGTGCTGATGGTTCCGGTGACGCCAGCCTGGGTGGCGCGCACGGTGATCGTGCGGCCGTCGTGGCGGCGGGTGATGCCGACGGCGACGAGGCGCCGGGGCAGGGGGACCGTAGTTGTGCCGGTCGGCACAACCCGGGCAGGATGCAAGTGGTCCATGACGAGGTCTCTTCTCGTTCGTGGGCAAGTGCCGGTGCGTGTCAGCGCTCCGGTGCGTTGGGAGTCGGGCGACGCGCGCGCCTCTCAGGTGTTCCAGCACCTGGGAGAGCTGTCGGCCGGCTCCCGCTCTGCGTTATGCGGTTGTGTGCGGTCCCGCCGGGGCGGGCCCGTTCTTCTTGATCGCGTTGTCGACGGCCGTCCAGCTCTTGCCGAGGTCCTGCGCGACCTTGTAGACGCTGCCGAGCTCGGCGACCCCTTCGACCAGTGCTGCCGCTCGGCGCTTGGCGGCCTGAGAGACCTGGAGTTGGAGCTGTTCCAGCAGCTCTTCCTCCAGGCGTACACGTTCCCGCCAGGGCTTCGTATCCATCGCTGAGACGCTATCACAGGGAGGGTGTGATAGTCGAGAGCGAGACACGTCAACTCGCCTGTTCTAGAGGCGCGTTCGATGCCTCGTAGTCGATCCACTCCCGCAGCTCACCCCACTCGTGAGGCTCGAACGCGCACCCGCACCACCGGCACATCACCGCCCGCTCGCCGGGGTAGTGCCGCAGCACCGCCCCGCACACCACCCCGGACGGGTCGACGGCCGGGCACTTCCCGAGCCGGGTCCCGCGCTCCTCGGCCAGCCGCGGGTGCACGACGCTCGCGGCCGCGCCGTGGAGGTCGCGGATCTCCTGCGCGAACTGCCCAGCCTCGGGCCAGCAGCGCGCCGCCCAGTCCACGGAGTAGGCGAGGGCGGCGGCCGCGGCGGTGACACGGTGGGGGATTCCGGCAGTGAGCACTGGAGCCGACCAGCGGCGGGCGGCGTTCATGGCCGAGCGCCAGTCCTCGAGAACCCCGACGATGCCGCCGGGGCCACGCAGGTCAAGGACGTGCTCTGACACGGGCAGGGCGCCATCCACAGCCTGTGCATGGCCGCCGTGCTGGGCGCCCCTGGCGGCGGGCGTCAGGAATGCGGCGAGGGCGCGATACAGGGAGGGCATGCGGCGCAGCTGCTCGGTGAGAACGCTGGCGCACCGGGCACAGAGGTAGTCGTCGGTCTGGTCGGTCTCGCAGAGCTGGCAGGTCATGGCGTCCTCTCCGGGAGGGCGGCCGCGTTCCAGCGCGGCCGCCCTGGTGGGTCTGGTTAGAACGGGGGCTCGTCGGAGTAGCCGGGCGCCGACTGCGTCGGGGCGGGAGCGGGCTGCGCGGCGCCCCAGCCGCCGGGCGTCGGCTGCCCGCCCTGCCTGCCGCCGCCGGGCGGATTCTTCGTCACGGCGGCGGCCGCGCGGAGCAGGGACGGGCCGACCTCCTCGACGTCGATCTCGTACACGGTCCGCTTCACCTGCTCGGGGTCCTCGTAGGACCGCTGCTTGAGGCGGCCTTGGACGATGACGCGCATGCCGCGCTGGAGGGATTCGGCGACGTTCTCGGCGGCCTGGCGCCAGACCGAGCAGGTGAGGAACAGGCCTTCGCCGTCCTTCCACTCGTTGGTCTGGCGGTCGAAGGTGCGGGGGGTGGACGCGATGCGGAACTTTGCGACGGCGGCGCCGGCGGGCGTGAAACGGAGCTCGGGGTCGTCGACGAGGTTGCCGACGATCGTGATCGTGGTCTCTCCAGCCATCAGTTGGACTCCTTCTCGGGGGCGGGGCGATACGGGCTGGCGTCGGGGTGGCCGGGCGCCAGGAAGCCGCCGAGCTCGCTCTGGTCGTAGGGCTCCGCGTGCCCGTCGGCGTTGGCGATGAGCGGCAGGGCGTAACCGTGACGGTCGACGACCCAGGCGACCACGGGGTCCGGGGCGGCGCCGTCGGGGTAGGCGACGCTCCATCCCTGGCCCGGCACAACTCCGGCAACGCTGCTCTCGGCCTCCTGTAGGCCGCGGAAGTGGGGCAGGCTCGCGGCGGGCACGCGCTGGCCGGCGCGGCGGTCGACGACGAGGGCGTCGCCGTCCTGGCTCCATCCGTCGACGGGCAGGTACTGGCCGGGCTTCTTGTTTTCGATCTGCTCGGCGGTGCGGTAGGCGGCGAGCCATCCGGTGGGGCTGGTGGGGAGGGACACGGCGGTCTCCTTCAGGGTCTGGGGGGGGACAGGGGGGACAGCGTTTGTCCCCCCTCCTCTCGCGCGGTACGCGAGTCGAGATGTAGTTGATCTTGATCTTCTTTAAGTGCAGGTCAGAGGGTTACTTGCATCTGCAATAGTTTCAATGTGGAACCACTTGAGGTGTTCTGAGAGGGAGACAGGGGGGACAAACGCTGTCCCCCCGTCCCCCCTGTCCCCCCCTTTGTCCCCCCTCATGAAGGGGGGACAGGACCGGGCGGGAACTGGCCGGACTCCTCGAGGATCCACTCCCGCAGGACGGCGTAGGCGAGCGCGTCGTTTACGTACTTCTTGTCCCGGCCCGCCGCCCGGGCGCGCACCGACTTGCGTGTCTGCGGGCCATGTTCGCGGGCCAGGACCGCGATGCGTCTGGCCATCCGTTCGACGGCCCGGTCCGTCCGTGCGTCCTCGGCCTGCTTCTTCGCGTCGTCGACCCGCACCTCTTCCTCGATGCGGGCCGTGGTGCGCTTCTCCTGCTCCAGCCGCCGCTGAGCCGCGCTGTACGCCAGGATCGCGTCACGCGTCGCGGAGGAGGACTGCCACAGCATCAGCGCCAACTGCCAGTCCTCGACGGTTACGTGGCGGCGCCCGGCAAGAATGGCCAGCAGAGAGGCGAGCTTCACCCGCATGACGGGGGCCTGCGAGTCGAACTGGTTCAGCTCGGCCGGGTCCGCCTGCCCGCGCGCCTTGGCGAGGTCGGCCGCGCGGAGCTCGGCCTTGATGGACTCGTCGAAGGACACGAGGCAGAACCGGCTCGCCTCGTCGGCCGGCCCTGCGGCGGCCGCGTCCCTCCACGCGAGGAGCTCCCCGGGCCACGGGGGCTGAACGTCTGGGATCGACGGGTCGATGACCTGCACCCAGACGAATCGCTGCGGCGTGCCCTCGGCGACTTCCTCGAACAGCGGGGCGACGGTCTCGGGCTGGAAGCCGGCCAGCAGGCCGAGGCTGTACGAGCCGCTGGGGATGTACCGGCTGGTGTCCTTCGATGCGTTGGTCTGCCCGAGGGTCTGGCCGACGGCGGCGCTGCGCAGCGTCTCGCCGAGGGTGGACCCGGAGCGCTCCTTCATGAGGCGGGTGATGGTGGCGCCCTCGTCGACGTAGAAGAAGGCGTTGTGCCGCACCTGCTTGCGCACGGTGACGGTGACCGGGGTCTCGGTGCCCCCGCGCCCGCGGCGGACTTCGCCGGTCTCCTCCTCGACGATGCCCATGAACACCTCGGCCAGGCCCTCGCCGGAGCCGAGGGGGAGCCCGTCGCGGAAGTCAAGGTCGGGCGGGGCGGGCATCAACCGGTCGGCGACCTCGACGCCGGTGGACTTGCCGATACCGGACGGGCCGATGACGCCGCCGAACAGGTTCAGCGAGGCGTACCCGGCGATACCAGTGTCCGCGCGGATCCGGTGCGACACCAGAGACGAGAGCCGAGTGAGGACCGACAGGAGCGCGACGTCCCCGGACCGGCTGCGCGAGTGGCCGGCCTGCCGGATGTGCGCCAGCTCGGGGCGGGCCGCATAGAACTCCTCGGGGATCAGGCCCGGCACGGGAGCCGGGACGGCGGGCTCCCCGTCCTCGGCGTCGGGCGGCAGGGGCGGCTCGTCGAGCGACCCCCACATGTCGTCGACCGGCGGGGCGGGCACGTCGCGGCGCTGAGCCGGGGGGCGGCAGTGCTGCCGGACGCGGCCGAGCACCGCGACGGGCAGGGCCCGGGCGGCGGCCTGGGCGTCCTGGTCGAACGCGGCGCGCAGCACATCGAGGGTTGCCTCACGCTCGTTCCCGCCGTAGTAGAGGTGCGCCCACAGGGTAGGGACGGTGAGCTTGCGGCCGGTCGGCTGCTGCCCGACGGGCAGACCTGCCCGCTCCGACCAGTTGACGGCCACGTGGTCGTCGCAGACGAGGCTGTACTCGCTGTCCGCCGACCCCTCGGCGCCGGCGGGGCGCAACCACTTCTCCCGGCCGTCTGCGGCCGTGCCCCGGTAGGTCCAGCCTGCGGGCTCCAGGACGTCCCGGAACGCCAGCTCGGCGGCGAGGATGTCGAAGACGCTCGTGCCCCTGTCGGCGCGCGGCAGCGTTGAGCGCTTCGGCATCGGGGCCGGGGTGTGGGTGCGTCCAGTGCGGGTGTCGTGCCGGGCCCGCTTCTCCGCGGCGGCCTTCTCCAGCAGAGCGCGGGCGTCCGGCTCCAGGCGGGCGACGGCCTCGCGCATGACCGTCAGGTCGACGGGGACGCCGGTGCCGGGGATGCTGCCCGTGAGGCGCGGCTCGGCCTTGCGGTTCACGGTGCCCGGGATCCGCATGAGCCGGTCGAGGTTGCCGATCTGTGTGTCCCAGCCGCAGCCGTGTGAGTACGCGGCCGCGCCGAGGACCGCCTGCAGGCCCATCGTGAGGCGCTCGGTCTCGGCCCGGTCGTCGTCGCTGCCGATGATGTGCTGCTGGTCGAGGACCCAGATCGGGTTGCAGCCGCCGCCGGACAGCCACCAGCCGGACGGCTCGGGCAGCCCGGAGGCGAGGACGATCTCCTGAACGTGGTCGGCGTCGAGCGGGTGGGGCAGGTCGTCGAGGCCCGGCTTGTGGCCGGTCGTGCCGAAGTCGCCGTCCGCCCACAGGAACGTGAGGCCGTGCGCGAGGTCCTTCCCACCGCGGCCCTCTCCGGGCCGGTCGCGAAGGGTCGTCACCTGGGCGTACACGCCCTTCGCCGCCCGGCGGTCGAGCGCGACGGCGTACTGCGTGGCCGCCTCGATCCCGGCGGCGTCGGTGGCGAATCGCTTCCCGGCCCACCCGTCCTTGTCGGAGCAGATGCTGAGCAGCCCGGGGACGTCCTGGAAGTGGTACGCGAGGGACTCGCGGACGAGCTGCCCGTCGGCGACGAGCTCGGCGGGCGGGGCTTGGGTCACTGGTGAACCGCCGGGAAGTAGTAGACGCCGGTCGGACCGCCGACGCACCGTGAGCGCCGGAGGCAGACGCGCGGGGCCGCGGCGAGGCCGGCGGGGTGGATGTGCTGGTGGTCGCAGAACGGGCAGGCGACGACGAGGAGGACGCGCTCCTCGCCGTCCTCGTCCAGGGAGTCGCGGTAGGGGACGAGGCGTGCGCCGGCGGCGGCCAGGCCGAGGCGGGAGGTCGGCGCCGGGCGCGGCGCCGAGGGCTGTCCGGTGTCCCCCTCGAAGAGCGGGAGGGTGGTGGTGCTGTTCACGAACGTGCTCTCTTCTGCAAGCGGGGCCGGTGTGGTTCGTGAGTGCGCAGGCAGCCCCGGGCCTGGGGGATGGCCCGGGGCTGCGGTGCGCTTCCCGGGCTAGCTGGCGGCTCGGAGGCGGTTGAGCATCTGGGCGTGGTCGGCGCACATCAGCGCGAGGTGCCGATGTACCTCGGCCGCCATGTAGGAGTGCCGGGTGCCGGCGGGGACGTGGACCTCGATGCTCTGGGCGGAGAGGAAGAACGCGCGGGCGATCTGCTCGGCCAGGCCGAGGCCGTGAGTAAGGGCTTCGTGGCCGCAGTGGACGATCGCGGCGTGGCAGTCGCTGGACCGGCGGGTCTGCTCGTAGAGGTCGGCCGTGACCTGGCTGCTGCTGGTGTAGCTGCCGGTGAGGTCGGCCGTGACGACGAGGCGGACGGTGGGGACGGGAACCACGACCGGCGGTTCGGGCGCCACAGGCCCCTGGGCCTCGGTCGGCTCCGACGCGGACAGGAGGGCGACGGGCTGGGCGATCGGCCACTGGCCGGGAATGTGTGGCTTCTGGCTGGTCACGCTGCCTCCTTGCGCGGGGCGGTCTGGTGGAAGATGACCCGGATCCGGGCGCGCTGGGCGTCGGTCAGCGGCGGGGCCTTGGCGACGATGCGGTCGATCCGCTCCCAGTACCCGGCGGGGCGCTCCGGGCGCTCCGGGGCGTTCACTGCGCGCCCTCGGCGGTGGCGATGAGCTTCTCGACGGCGTCGAGGTGGGCCCGCAGCTCGGCGACCTTGGTGCGGGCGTCGGCGGGGGTGAGGTCCTGGTCCAGGAAGCCGACCCGGATGCCCTTGCCCCAGTGCGTGAGGCCTGCGGCCAGGAGCTCGCGACGGTCTTCCTCGAGGAACAGGGGCTCGACGCTGTCCCCGGTGTGCTCGACGTGAGCGCCGGTCTCGGCGCACCAGCCGTATCGGGAGCACCTGCCGTTGGGGTGGTCCTGGTTGTAGGACCGCTCGAACAGCTCCGTGGCGGCGGACAGGGCGCCGTCCGCGTCGCCGCTCTTGTCGATCTGGTCGAGGAGGACGGTGAAGATCTCGCGGTTGGTGGGCACGTCGGTGTCGCGGGCCAGTTCGACGAGCTTGTCGACCTTCTCGCCCTCGGTGAAGGAGGCGAAGATGCCTAGGGCAAGGCGGGCGTCGAGCGCGGTCATCTCGGCCGGGTCGTACCCGACGCGCAGGGTGGTGTCATCGACCTTCTTCCAGACCATCTTGATGCCGAGGTCGAAGGTGGTCCGCTCGAAGCGGACAGTGTGAACGGTCTGGTAGAGGGCCGTCGCCTCGTTGCAGCCGTCGCACAGCCAGCACGTGGCGCCGGTGCCGCCGGTGTGCTGGTGGACTGCCGGCTGCTTGCAGTACGTGCAGTAGTGGCTGGGAGCCGACTTCCCGGTGTCCGAGCGGTCTGCCAGAATGGGCTTCACGAGTTCTCTCCAGTCTTCTTCGCGGTTGATTCGTTGATGGGCTCGTCGCTCGATGCCGTTGGGGTTGCGCCCCCAGCGGCATCGCTGTTTTGGGCCTTCTGTACGTAGGGCGTGAGCAAGGAAGCAAGCTCATGAAGCCCCAGTACGGCGGCGAGTCGGTGCAGAGAGTCGACAGAGAGCTGCTTCTGTCCTCGCTCGACCTTGGAAAGGTGGCCAGGGTCAATACCGGCTCGCTCTGCCACCTCGCGGAGGCCCATGCCTCGCGCTGCCCGCACGGCACGCAGCGGCGGCCGATGCTGCACTGGTGTTGAATCGATGCGCATGGGTGAAGAGTACGGGCCCTGATGACCTCAGGACAAGCCTGACTCAACACCCATGTGGATGTATCTCACGCTGGTGTTGACTCGTGGTCTACAGTGAGAGGCATGTCGAAGAGTGAAGAGCAGCAGGATCGAGCGAAGAAGTCGTTGTCTGCGCTGACGATCAACCAGGTGGTCTCGTATAACCTGGCTCGCATTCGAAGGTCGCGCGGCTACACCCAGGACGAAGCGGCCCAGCTCTTGGAGCGGGCCAGCGGGAAGAGGTGGACCTCGGCCACCCTCAGTGCTGCTGAGCGATCCGTGAAGACTGGCCGGTCCAAGTTCTTCGACGCAAACGAGATCGTCACGTTCGCTCGGGTATTTCGTGTGCCGCTTTCGTATTTCTTCATGCCGCTAGAGACGCAGGAGCATGAAGAAGTTACGTACTTTCAGTTCCAGCCGAGTTTGGAGGAGGGGGCTGGGATGACCGAGCCTCTATTGGAGGAGAAGGCCCTCCTAGAGCTCGCTGTGCCCTTGCGGTATCCCAGTGAACTGGTAGACCGGGCTAACCGGGTCTGGCGCAGGCACGGCTTGAACTGGGAACCCGGTGCCCGTGTTGAGTATTGGAATGAAGCGGAAGAGGCGTACCACGACGCACAGGCAGAAGAGTACGAGCGCGAGAACCCTCGCGCGCTTCCGCCGGAAGACATGGAATCGGTGCAGAGGTTTGCTGCCCTCTTGCGGGAGCAGCCGCCGCACCTTGTTTACAAGGCGTTGTCGGAAACGCTCGAAGGGATGGAGGCGCCGGGATGGGGGGAGGAAGTTCCTTTCTAGCGACGCCTGCGCCTCTTGCCTTCCGTCGTTCTGTAGCGACAGCTCCTAGCGTCCAGAGATCGCCGAGAAATGCGGCTCCCGCTTCCACCGCGTTTCGATAGCCTGGTAGTCGAAATAGCTTCCGTCAGGCATCCGCCCTGGCCGCGCCGGCCGGATGACGACCTCCAGGAGCGTGCGCAGAACACTCCGCTGCTGCTCCAGGTCCATCGCCTTCCATGCCTTCCGCACGTCCGGGGCGCCCACCAGGGAGACCAGTGGGTCGCGGGTCGCGGCGCGGGCGAGCTGCTGGTTCACGCCCTTCAGCTGCGCGCGGGCGACGTCTGAGCCCTCCGTGAACTGAACCATGCTGATCTGTCCGGCACCGAACAGGGCAGCCAGGTCGGTTAGCCGGCGCCGGATCGCTTCGCTCTCTTGCTGCAGGCCTGTCACGTCCAGGTCGTCGGGGCCCGGGGCCAGGAGGTCAGCCGCGTCCGGCCGGGACAGCCGCTCGACGATCAGGTCCTCCACGTACTGGTCGACCTTGTCCGCCCGCCGAGCCCCGCCGTGGTTGGTGAGGCAGCGATACCCGGGGCGCTTCGAGCCGCCAGCCTTCGTGACCCGCGTGGTCGCCGTGCAGTCGGCGATGCCACACCTGTAGATCAGCGACCCGAGCCACTTCGGCGTCGAGCCGGGAGAGGTTCGCCGGTTGGGGTCCATAAGGACAGCCACAACGGCCCTGTGCTTCTCCACGGGGACGAGGGGCTGCCAGAGCCCGGTGCCGACCTCCTCGCCCTTGTAGACGGCGATTCCGGCGTTCCTCGGGCGCATCAGCATGTCTCGCCCCTCGACGTGCCCGATTGGATTCCCGCGCGGCGTGAGGAACCCCTTGTCGGCGAGCCACCGCACCCAGCTTTTGAGGGACTGCCCGGAGAGCAGCATCTCGTGGCCCTGCTCGATCGCCGCGGCCTCCTCGGGAACGGCCTTGTTCATATCGAGTACCGGGATCCTGACCTCCTCGCCGGTCTTCTTGTCCGTGGCCGCCTTCGTCTCCCCGGTGGGTACACCCCACCCGAACGGGCGAATCCCGCCGCCCCACTCGCCAGCGATGGCTTTCTGCTGCCGGGCGCGGGCGACGCGCTCGGCTTTGTGCTCGGATTCGTGGCGGGCGACGGCGCCGTGGATGCGGGCGGTCATGCGGCCGGACGGGGTCGACAGGTCGAGGTGGCCGGCCTGGACGGTGTGGGTGGACACCCCGTGACGCTCGGAGATGTCGATGTACTCCTCCAGCTCGGTGGGGGAGCGGTGCAGGCGATCGTTGTGCCAGGCGATGACGACTGTGGCGCCGCCTTCAGAGAGGCCCTGGAGCATGCGGCGGTAATCGGGCCGCTTCTTCCCTGAGTAGGCGCTGATGTCGTTGTCGACGTACACCTCGACGACGTCCCAGCCGCTGCGTTCGGCCAGCGCCTGGCAGTCCTCGCGCTGCCGGTCGACGCCGAGGTGGGCGCCGGTGCGGTCCTGGCTGATGCGGACGTAGATGACCGCGCGGGTGCGTTGCCCAGCTGGGGTCTTGGTCGTCTTCAT